GGAAGTCATCAACCTGTGGAGCAAAGCCGACCAGTATCTGCTCAAAGAGCGACGCGACTACTGGATGAACGCTTCGTACTTCGGTGGCCACCAATGGGTGTGGTGGGATCACACCCGTAACATCGTCCAAGAACTCGATTATGCGACCGAAGCGGAACGCTTCACCCGTATCACCGTCGACAAGTTCGGTCCCCGTGTCACCAACCTGATCGCCCGAATGACCCGCTCTCCGCTGGTGTGGGAAGTGGAACCGTCCGGTATTGACGACTCCAGTTTGCGCCGTCAACGCCTCCAAGAGCAACTGTTGCTGTCCGAAGCACACGAACAAGATTGGGCTGAGATTCGTGAAGAATCCCTGCTCCAAACCCTTTTTGGTGGTGCCGCAGCCATTTCGGTGGACTGGGACCCCGGTTTAGGCAAGATCGTCGCCACCGACCCTGTGACCGGTGTGGACATCCCTGCCGGTGGGGTTCGCCTCACCCCGTTGGGTATCTCCGAGTTCTGCCTCGAGCCAGGTAGCCCTGATGTGGAGTCGGCCCGCTATTGGATTCGTTGCGTCGCCCTACCGCCCGAACAGGTGAAAGAACGGTACAACTTGGATTGGGACCCTGTGCCGGATGCCGAAGCCGCTCTGTCGGCACGACATCGCACCCTCCTGTCACGTCGCCCGCAGGGTCAACCGCCTCGACTGACCCTCGTTTACTGCTATTACGAACGTCCCACCAACCGGACTCCCGGCTGTGTGGTTCACGTCGTCAACAACAAGCAGGTGTACTCGTACGGCGACGGGCAAGGCTGGCCGTTCCCGTTCTCCAGCCTGAACCTTGCGGTGTTCACGCAACGCCGTATCCCTCGCACATGGGTCGGACACACGCTCCTCACCCCCGCCCGCGACATCCAGTACGCCTACAATCGTGCGCGATCCACCATTCTGGAACATATGCGTAAAGCGGCGAACGCTCGACTGATGGTTCCGGCAGGCTCCATCGAAGATTCTGATGTGATCACCACCGATCCGGCTGACGTGATGGAGTACAACGCCGAGCTGGGCGAACCGCATTGGCAGACCGCACCGGACGTTCCCCGCTGGATCAGCATGGAAGCCGCCCAGTTGGAAGCCGAAATGGACGACATCTTCTTCACCCATGCGGTGTCTCGAGGTCAAGCACCTGGCGACCGCAACTCCGGTTTGGCTTTGTCGGTTCTCGCCGAAAAAGACGACACTCCCCTCGGCCCGATGGCTCGCAACCAGTCGGCCATGTGGGCGAGGATCGGACGCATGACCCTCCAGTTGTATCGTGCATACGCATCGAACTCTGGCATGGTGCGAAGCCAAACGCTCACCACCCCTCAAGGCAACACCCTCCAGTTCGAGTGGACAGCCGAAGACATCGAGGAATACCCGCAGGTCAAAGTGCCGTTGGATGCGACCGCCCCCCGCTCCAAGATCGCCACCCAGTCGGTCATCACCAGCCTCGCCCAACAGTTTCCACAAGCATTCCAGAATGTGGACGGAACCGCATTGGCACGAATGCTGGACTTGCCTGACCCTCGAGGATTCCTCGGCTCCACCGACCCCGACATCACCAAAGCCGAATGGGAGAACGGTCTGCTCATGCAGGAAGTCCCCGTCATGCCAGCCGACTTCGATGATCACGCCAAACACATCGCACAACACAACCGTGAACGCAAATCCCCTGCATACGAACTTGCGTCGCCGGGTGTGCGTCAAACAATCGACATCCACATTCAGGCGCACCAGACGATGGCCGCCGAAGAAGCGCAACAGCAGATGATGCGGATGCAAACGATGCCAGGGGCTGAGGCCCTGCCGCAAGCCAACGAACCAGCCGGTTCTTTGGTTCCCCAAGCAATGACCGGACAACCCGGCGTACCACAGGAGATGCAACCCTTATGACCGATTTCGCCCCCGAACAGGCGGTGGATTCCGCCCCGATGGAGGGTGTAGCAGACGAAACTGCCACATCTGCAATTGACTACGAAGCGAAGTACCGCGCCGAAGTGCAGGATCGCATCAAGGAACGCGAGCGATACAAGCCTTTCGTTCAAACCTTCGGCAAAATGCATCCCGACGACGCTCGAGCGGTACAAGAGTTCGCATCAGCGTTCGCTTCCGGCGACACCGAAACCGCTGTCCGATGGATGGTGGACAACGCCCGTACGCTGGCCGGAGACCGATTCGACTCGTTTATCACCCCCGCTCAACAGCAGGCCATCAACACGGCGGTCGCCCAACAGGCGTACTCGGACGGCACGAACGCTGGAATGACCCCCGACCAGGTGGAACAGCTCGTCCAAACCCGCCTGAACGAAAGCCTTCAGCAGATGCAGCAGGCGCAGGTTCAACAGCAGTACGAACGCCAGATCGAGGAAACGCTGACCCAACATGGACTTTCGCCGGACACCCCGCTCGCAACGGCTGCCATTGTGGCCGCCTCCAAGCGACCCGACCTTGACCTCTCCGCAGCCATTCGTGAGGTGGAGGAACAAGTTTTGGCGCAGGCGCAAGCGATAGCGACCCGACGTGCCGAAGCCTCCAACGGGCTGGGCGCACCCATCGTCAACGGTGTCCCTGTGGTTTCTCCGAACGGCCAGCAGATGACACCGCGTGAACGTGCGATGGCTCGTCTGGCACAGAACGGACTCTGACGTAACGTCGGCACAAGGGAAGGCACTCTTTTATCCTTTGAGTGACCGCCGATGTCCCCGTCCAACGGTTTCAGTCTTTTACGTTGGGCGGGGCGATTCCCTTATTTGACAATCGCATGACAGTCGTGTGTAGACTGTGCAAAGAACTGGATAGTTCGCCCACATAGGTACCTCCATCGGATGATGGAAAGAGACAGCCGGACGGCTCAACTCAGATAGGTTCCGATTCCCCCCAATCAGACTCTCTCTCAGAAAGCACCAATCATGGCCGCAACCCTTTCCACAGTCGATGCCATCCTCAAGGATGACTACAAGGAATACCTCGACAACCTCAACGAGGCGAACTTCATCCTCTCGCAGGTCGAAACCCGCAAGGACACCGTCCAGGGTCGAATCGCCCGTCACGCCGTCCACCTCGGACGTTCATCCGGCGTTGGAGCGCGAGCCGAATCCGGCACCCTCCCCACCGCCGCCAACCAGTCGTACGCCACGGTTCCGGTTCCGGTCCGTTACGTTTACGGTCGCATCCAGCTGTCCGGCCCGACCATCAAGCAGGCCGTGACCGACCGTGGTGCTTTCATCGACGCGCTCGACGCCGAAATGGAAGGCATCAAGAAGGATGCGATGAAGGACGTGAACCGCCAGTTGTGGGGAACGTCGAACGGTGTGATCGCCCAATGTGGCACCACCTCGTCGTCCACGACCGTCGTGTTGGCTTCCAGCACCGGTTCCACCGCTCTGCGCCAGTTGTTCTTCGACGGCGGCATGGTGGTCGACATCGGAACGGTCGCTTCGCCGACCACGGTGGCTTCGGCTCGTACCGTCACCTCGGTGGACGAGACCAACAAGACCATCGCCATTTCTGGTGCTGCGGTCACCACCTCGTCGTCGCACTACGTCTTCCGTTCGGGAGCGGGTGGAGCCTCGAGCAACACCGGTCAGCCCGGTGACGGTCAGGTCGAGTTGACCGGTCTCCAGACCATCGTCGACGACACCGCCATCCTTCACACGATCAACCCGTCGAGCCAGCCGAAGTGGAAGGCTTACGTCAACAGCAACAGCGGAACCAACCGTTCGGTCACCGAGTCGCTGATCACCGGTTCGATCATGAAGGTGTTGACCAACTCGGGCAAGAAGCCGCGCCTGTTGGTGTCGGCTGAAGGCGTGAACTTGGCCATCAGCAACCTTCTCCTGAGCCTCAAGCGCAACATGGAGCAGACCCAGTTGAAGGGTGGCTACGCGGGCATCCAGTTCTACAGCCCGTCGGTCTCCGGCAAGGGTGACGAAGCCCCCACGGCCCTCTACGCCGACTTCGACTGCCCGAACAACCGCCTGTACGGCATCAACCCCGAAGTGTTGGTGTTCCACCAGGTGGGCGACGGATTCCAGTTCATGGACCTCGACGGCGCGGTGATGAACCGTAAGCCCGACCAGGATGCCTACGAGGCGACGCTCTATATGTACGGCGAACTCGCCTGCAAGCAGCGCAACGCCCACTTCGTCATCAAGGATCTCACCGAGGTGAGCATCTGACATGGCCGCATCCGTCGCAATTTCCATCGGGCCAGAAGTCCCCGGTACACGCAAAGAAGTGTTCGGTGTCATCACCTTCGACTCGTCGTATCCGACGGGTGGCGAATCGGTGACGCTGGCACAGCTCGGCTTGAACCGGCTTGACTGGCTCGAGTTGAACGCAGGCATCGGCTATCTGCCGACGTGGGACGGTTCCACCAGCGATCCGAAAGTGTTGCTGTACCGTCAGACGGCGGCCACCGGTGCGTTCGTTCAGGTTCCGAACACGACCGACATGAGCGCAACGACTGTTCGGTTCAAGGCAACTGGAGCCTGATCCACCAATCCCCCAAACGTCAGGGCCGGTTGCCGAAAGGTGACCGGCCCTTTCGTCTAGGATGACCACCATGATTCGTGCAGCAGATTTGATGGGCAATGTTGACGGTGGGTCGGAGATGGCTGAGGTGTCGTTCGACGTGTACGACATCGCCAACCGCATCCAACGTGGTGATGAGTCAGGGTGGCGCGGTGACCCGTCTGCTTCCCTGATGTTCAACCCTCTCGCCAACCGGTTTGAGGTGTGGATGGTCGATGCGATGGGAACCCCGTATGTGGCCTGCTCCCATGATCGGTGCGATCACACGCTGATCGTCAAACTGATTGAAGGTGACTGGCAGAAGGGCAAAGCCTTGCACGACGATCTGATGAAGAAGAACAAGGCGGTGCGTGACGCACACGAAACCGCTGAACGTGAGAAAAGGTTGGAGTTGGCTGACAAACTGCATTGGGCGTTGGTGCGCGATGTGGGACACTTGGAAGGCTCCAACCGTCGAATCCACAGCATGAACCAGAAAGGCAAGTAATGGCGTCGTACACCGTGAACAAGGCGAAACACGCCGTCTTGACCCCCGATACGGTGGACACGGTGTCGTTCGGTGATTCGGTGTCGTTCGTTATTGTGAGCAACCGCACCACGTCTGGTTCTCCCATCTTCTTCACTTTCGGCGACCCGACCAAAGGTGTGCCAACGCCGACGGTGAACGGAGACGACTGCTATGTGGTGGGCATCGGCATGACCCTCAGCCTGGTGGGCGACGGGACAGCCTCGGACGTGAAACTGATCTCCAACGCCGCGCAGGCGTACAGCGTGATGGTGGTATGACATGAACAGACTCGCTTTGCGTAACGCAGTCAAAGATCGACTGGCAATCAAATCAGACGGCTCTGGCAACAGCCTTGACGGTCTGATCACCGACTCTTTTGTCAACACCAGCCTGAACGACGCTTTGAACCGTGTCAGCATGGAACGCGACTGGTGGTGGCTGGCTTCGACCGCATCGCTGTCGTTCGACACGGTGAACGGTGCCGCCACCCTTCCGTCCGACTTCATGCGAGCCAACGAACTGGTCATCAACTCGTCACCAGCCGAATGGGTTCCGCTCGAGACGTTCCTCGACCCGACATCGGACAACAGCACGTTCGGCTGGACGATCTACGGTAACCAAGCCAAAATCACGCCGATCCCGTCCACGACGACAGCCGGAACCTTGTACTACTTCCGTTCCGAGCCAGCCCTCTCCAGCGACTCGTCGTCACCTTTGATGCCGGTCGTCTACCATTCGGTGATCGTCGCCTACGCTTCGCATCTGTGCGCCGCTCGACGCCAAGACGAACAGCGAGCTTCCCTCTACCTGCAAGAGTACGGCACGTTCCTGAAGTCCATGAACGACGACAACCGGACGACCATCAAGAGGCGAATCAAGTTCACACGCGCCCGCGACTACGCCACCTGGGAGTAGCCGATGGCCTCCTTCCAGATCGTTTACGACGACTTCTCCGGCGGTCAGTACATGGGGCCACGCTCCACCAACTGGCCAAAGAACACTTGGTTCGGCCAGAATGCTATTGCCCTACCGAACGGTCGGCTGTGTCCGGTCGGGTATGAGCAATGCGGAGCCAACGGTGGCGTCACAAGCGCAACTGGAGCCAAGATCATGGACTCTTGGACTGTTGGTGCAAACAACTATTCGTTCGTCATCTGGTCTGGCACAACGTCCAAGATGTGCCGAATTACGTCCGTCAACTACGGCCCCGGTTTCCCCATCACGACAACCGACACCAGCCTGACCGGCACCATCGGCGGCAAAGTTGCTTACGTTCCGAACGAAGCAAAGTTCTACTACGTCAACACCAACTCAGGTACTTTCGGGTACATCCGCAGCGTGACAACAGCCGGAACCGGCGCGAGCGTCTCAACCGCTCTCGGAACCGGAACTGGCATCACGAACCTTGCGCTTTATGGCTACCGTCTTGTGGCGTGGGGGCCGACAACCAAACGCCTCTACTACTCGGACACCGCACTCACCGGCTGGTCAACAAGCCAGTATTACGAGTTCAACGGGCAGATTCTGAACGTCCTCCCTCGAACAAACGACCTGCTTGTCATCTGCGACACCGGCGTGTACAGCGTCGTTGGTGTCCTCGGCTCAAGCGTCACGATCCAGTTGATCGTGCCAGCACAGAACGTCACCGAAGGCATGCGTGATGCGACCGTCGTCGGACGCAACGTGTACTTCCTAGATCAGCAACGCTCTGGTTCGTTGGACGGCAACATCTACCAGTTGCTCGGTTCAAGTGTTCAGGCAATAGCCACGATGAATCTGGACGATGTCAATGATGCTGACGATGGTTATGAAAAGGGTCGTATTCAAGCCATCGCTGACGGTCGACTGGCTGTCGTATTGCGAAGCGGAGTCGTGTATTCGCAAACATCTCACGGGCGTTGGGCGCGAACCAACATTTCTTACGATCCGACCGATACTGGTGAAACCAATCAGATCGTTATTGCTCGCCCCGGCCCCGAATCGCAGAACGAATATTTCATCGTCGGCATGGTTCAAGACGACACAAAGTTCCCGATCAAATGGTATCGAGCGATCAATAACGTGATCACGGGAACAAATACGGACGAAGACTTCATCTTCACCGGCTCGGCGAGCGTCTCAACAAATGTTCCGACCGCCGAAGTTGAACTGTCCGAATACTGGCATCAGAAGCCGTTCACCGTCAAAGAAGTGCTGGTTGAATGGGCAAACGCAGGTAACGGCACACCGGTCGTTGCGGTCACTATGAAGCCAACCGGCCTGGTTGATGTCAGTTCAGCGAACTACACACAATCCGATTGGGCGTATGCACAAGAAACCTCAAACGGCGACCTAGTGGTTTCACGTTTCAGAGGCGACGACGCACCGCGAGGGTACGGCATCAAGCCGTTCCTGTCGTTTGATGCTGCCTTGATCAACCGTGTCATCCTGAACTGCGAGGACTGACGTGCCGTTCAACTACACGTTCCGTGGCGACGATATGCCGAGCTTGGCGGCAGAGGTTCGTGACCTGCTCGAGAACCGGGATCGGGAACTGGAGTTGTTTCTGCAACTGGCCGTCAATCCGACCGGTGCTGTTCTACCGTATGCCGGTGCTACAGCCCCGTCGGGCTACCTGCTGTGCGACGGATCAACCTTCAACGGCGACCAATACCCTGAACTTCGAGACTGTCTCGGCGACACCTACGGAGTTCACAGCGGAACCTCGTACTACCTACCGAACCTCAAAGGTCGAGTGCCGGTCGGAAAAGATGCCTCGCAAACCGAGTTTGATGCGATGGGTGAGACTGGCGGTGCAAAGACGCACACCCTGGCACAAACTGAAATGCCGGTTCACACCCACGTTCAGAACGCGCACACACATACTCAAAATGCCCACAACCACCTTGTGTGGATTGATACCGACGACCAGGGAAGCCATCGCCATACCTACGACTACGACAATGTTGGAACAGTTCTTCGCAACAATGCTTCACCAGCATTCAATACTGGCTCAACAGCAACGACAACAACTGGCAACACCAGTTATGCAGGAACGCATCATCACACGGTGTTCGGTTACAGCGTTGACGCAACGGCCACGAACCAAGACACGACCGCAACCAACCAGAACGCAGGCTCCGGTGGGGCGCACAACAACCTTCAGCCTTATGTAGTCTTGAACTACATCATCAAGACGTGACGAGAGGAGCCTGACATGACTATTCCCCCCTCCCTCGCACAGCCGTCGTTCTCGCAGGCTCCCATCGAGACCACCGACCCGAACGCCATCTCCAAGACGATTCTGGATGCCAAAGGTGACCTGATCTCGGCAACTGGTGCGGACACCCCCTCTCGAGTCGCGGTCGGCTCGGACGGTCAGGTTCTGCTCGCAGACTCCACCCAGGCATCCGGCCTGCGTTGGGGTGCTGACCCGATCACCGCCTCCTACGACGCCAAAGGCGATCTTCTCGTCGGAACGGGCGCAGACGCTTTCACTCGTCTACCTGTTGGCACAGACAATCAGGTTCTGGTAGCCGATTCCAGCCAAACCTCCGGTGTGCGCTGGTCGTCCGAACAAGACCCGAACGCCATCACTAAGAGCATCATTGACGCCAAAGGTGACCTCATCGCCGGAACCGCAGCCGACACCCCAGCACGTCTCGGAGTCGGCTCCGACGGGCAATACCTGATCGCAGACTCCACACAGACGGCAGGCATCAAATGGGCGACCCCGAACATCACGCTTGGCACGGAAACCACCGGGAACTATGTGGCTGGCATTACCGGCGGTACCGGAGTTACTGTCACCGGGTCAGGTTCGGAAGGGGCAACCCCCTCCGTTGCCATCGGACAGTCAGTCGGAACAGGTGACACGGTCGCATTCGGTGGGCTGAACGTCGACTCAGGAACCCTGTACGTTGACTCAACCAACAACCGCGTCGGAGTGAACAACACGTCCCCTGCATATTCGCTGGATGTCACCGGCGACGGGCATTTCACGTCCAACCTGACAGTCGACGGAACCGTATACGCACCACACATTCA